CGAGGTATAAGCGTCCAGCGCTACCAGACCAGAGCCGGAGTTATTGTCGATAACCCCGGTATCGGACCGCACGAAGTTCTGCGTGACATAGACGCCGGTTGTCGCCGAGTTTGCCGATACCAGCGTGAGCGTCGCACTCGTGGCATTCGCGGACGCGACGACGGCACCCGTGGCCTTGGTATAAGGCACGATATTCTGCGTCGTGACAACACCATCGCCGAACCAACCGAAGTCTTGGGCCGATTGCGCTTCACCCGGCAAATAGGTGAAAATGGTGCGGGGATCGAGAATGCCACTGCCGGACGCGAACAAAGAGGACGCGCCGATGTCGGGGTTGTAATCCCCCGACGCATTTTGCCCGAACGTGATGATCGGCCCCGTAAAAGCGTCTATAGCCATAGCGCGGTCTCCTTACGAGAGGGGGAAGGCGCCATAGATCGACCGCCAGTTGTAATAGCCAAAGCTGTAACGCTCATAGCCTTTCACCAGCAGGTTATCCGTGACGAAATCTACCTGCATATCCGACTCGAATGGGATGCGCTTCATGTAGGAGAGGCCATCGATATTCGTCAGCAGGAACCACGCATACGGCGACGTGAGGAAGTCGTTGGTCATGAACCCTTCCGACAATCCGCCGGCCGTCATCATGATCGCATTCACGTCGTTGTCGGCGGTGCCGGGGCGCAGTTCGGTTTTGGTCAGGCGGATCGCTACCGGCTCTAACTGAGGCGGAACAACCAGCTTGCGCGCCCGCGCAAACACCTTCAAGCCGGCTTGATCGCGGAAGTTCGTGCGAACGCCAATCATGGCATTAAGCAGCGTTGCCTCGTTCAAATCGACCTGCGTTACCGGCGTATTGGCGATTGAGCCTCCATCGATCGGATGCGCTGTCGAGCACAGGGCGACACCATCGCCGCCAACCGCCGCATTGTAGGTCTGCGCGGTATTCAGAATGTTGGCACCATAGATTTCCTTGGTCTGGTGGAAGGACTCCACCAAGCCAAGGTTCGATGGATGGAACTGCGTCTTGTAAAGGTTGTCATCGATTGCCTTGCGCGTGATCGAATAACCGAGGGCAATTTCGATATGCTCTTGGTTATAAACGAACCGCTCGCCAGCGCCGTTGTCGAAAGATGTCTGGCCACCTTCCGTTTTCAACTGCGCCAATCCAAGATACCGCATTTCGGCGGTGCGTTCGAACGCCATCTTGGAGTTGTGTTCGGTGAACATTTTGTCATACTGAGATGGAATCATCTCGTATTTGCCTTCGACCCCCCGAAGTCCGGGGAGAAGAAGGTCTTTGATCGCGGCGAGATTAACGGGCATTGTCGCTCACTCCTTAGCTGATGCCGGTCGGGCCGGCACCGTTGGTGCGCCACGCCTCATTGTTGAAGCCGACAACCACGTTATAGTACTGCGTGGTCGGGTCTGTGCCGTTCACCCCAGGCGGGAAAATCTGCAAATCCACCACGATAAACGGGAACGTCGCGGTGGTCGCCAGGGAGGACACATAAGCGCCAGACTGACCCGTCGAAGTGGAACCCGTCCCGATGGTGAACTGGCAATACTGCCCGACAGGCGTTGTGCCGAGGGTCGTCAGACTGGTAGCCAAGGGGCTGGACCAAGACGATTGCACCAGGAAGCGGGAATTCGGATCGTCGATGACATACGCATCCACGTCGCCATTCGCATCGGAGCCGGGCCAGTAATTCGACCAAACCGGTCGCTTTTGCGAAACCGACAGGTAGCGGCATCCAACAAAGATGCCCGCGAGCGTCGTTGTCCCGGCAGCGGCTTGCGTGATGTATCCGTTTGCCGAAGAGATGACCGGCATGACCGGATCGCCGGAATAGATCGCGGTCCCGTTGGTGGACGCGATCTTGCGAACGGTTTGGGCAAATGTCGGGGCGCCACCTGCGCCACCCTGAAACTGACGAAACCCGAATGGCTGTAGCGTATTCGCCATAACGGACTCTCCTTACAGAGAGGCCCGTATTGTGCGACGCGCGCAATTCGGTGCCAGGAAAATAAGCCCCTTGCATCGTGAAGGGGAACTATGGTTGGGCTGTTAGCAGCCCAACCAAGCCTTGTCAATCGGGAATTGCGACCGCCTCGAAATTCTTTTTGATGCGGGGGTTTGTCCGAGGATCGTCCGTGCGCCCGAATGTGTTGGGCGGCGTTTGTGCGAGTTGCTGCTCTTTGATCGCCACCTGCTCGCCAGCACGCCTCCGATCTCGCAACCGGACTTGATCGGAAATTTCCAGGGGCCGTTGCATTAGCACCTGCCCGTCGCGCTCAATTGTTTGAGCGGCTGACCCTGCCGGCACCATTCCCGGATGCCGCAAAGCGGGGACAGGTTCCCAACCGGTGCGAGCAAGTGCAATCTGATATGCCGGGTCTTCCTGGTTTAAAGTTGTCCGGCGTTTCCATTCATAATCCCAACCCGGCGGTGGTGTTGGGGCAGCAAACTTATCCTCGCTTTCGGCGAGAACGTCGAAGCTACCCAAAATCTCGGCCGCGCGCGCTTTGGCTGCCTCAAGGCTGGTGGGTTCCCGCATCACCGGACGGGCATCGGGGCGTTGGGTGCCGCTCATTAGTGTAATCTCCCTTGCTGTTTCAGAAATGCCTTGTTCGCCGCGTATTGCTCCGGCGTAAGGCCAGCCATTTCGGCCGCTTCTACTTCCTCTGCGGAGAGACGAATAGTATTCCCCCCACCACGCGACGGAGGCGCGGACGGAGGCGCTTTTCGTGGGGCAGCGGCAGCCGAAAGCGGCGCCTCGGTTTCCGTCTGTGCCGGCGCTTCTGGCTTGCGGATGCGTAGAGTGCTTTCGATAGAAGCGAAATACTCGTCCGTGTCCGGCTTCAACCCGTCAGCTTCCGCGAGATTGTGAGCCGCGATCATCCGCTTATATTGCACCGGGTCACGGGCAAACTGTGGATGGCTACGAACCCATGCCGCCGAAGTCGGCGATAGCTGACTGGCCAGCATTTCAACCGGATCGGTCTGCGTAACCGGCTGCGGCTTCGGTGCCTTGGCTTTCGCCTCAAGCTCCTCCTTGCCGTTTTCGAGTTGCAGCTTGCGAGCCTGTGCCGCCGCTTGCGCGGTCATAGCCTTCCCGGCAGTCGCCCAATCGCCTGCCTCGCTCGCGACGCGGAAGTTTTCCTCATGCACCTGCAAATCCCGGTCCACGGCCGCTAGGGCTGTTTTGACCATCGTGAGGTTGGCATCTTCCACTTCCGCTGTCGCCGCACGCGCGACGGCTTGCGCATCCTTTGCAGCCCTTTCCGCAGCCATGCGAGCGGCACTTTCCGCCTGCCGAGCGGATTGTTCATCAGCAAGCTTACGACGAAGCTCTTCGATCCCGGCTTCCGGTGTCAGATCGTCCTTGATCTCGTCCGTCACCGCGCCGTTTTCCATTTGGTCTGCCATTACCACACCCTATCAGGATGATCGACACGGAACTTGATCGCCGTGTCTTGAAGATAGCGGAATTTCGTGTTGTTCAGGTCGATCCGGCGGCCATCGGAGGCATGGAACACCAGCCAGTCGCCGATTTTCACGTCTTGATCGACAAACCACTTATTTTCAGGGTCCTTGAACGCCGTGGGGCCAAGCTTGACCACCAAACCGACCTTACCCTGATACTCATCCTCCGCTTTCGCAGTTTCCGGCAGGATGATACCGCCCTTTGTGGTTTCTGGCCGCTCGTATAGAGCTACTAACACTAGATTGTTGAAGATTTCCACCCCGTCCAAGGGGCCGATATCCCTCAACATTCGTTCCCGAGGGTCTTCCTCGTGTTTCATCAGCCGCTGTGTCATGATTTTTCCCTTGTTTTACCTTCGCAGATTGCAATCGCCTCTTCCAAATCGCTGAATGCGTCACGAAGCCCAGCTATTTTGCCAGTCTGGAACTTGTAACGCGCGATATCGTCGAGTTGGCCTGCCAAAACCCCCTCCGCGATACCAGCTATTCGCTTTTCAACGAGTTCGGAAAAGACCTGCGCTACCCTTCGATTGTAAGTTAGCACAGTTCACCGCCCTTGTATCCGTTGACAGTGGGGTGACGCAAGGGCACGCCACCCCACCCGTTACACCGACCCGTCTGGCAAGCCGTCCGGCGCACCTTTACATCCTCCGTTTTTGCATTTCCGCCTTCTCCAAGCGACCTTCGCCACTGCCGGAACCTGCCATCATGTGAACCGTTCGGCCACCGCTCTTCCGGGGCATCAAACCCGGCGGCATACCACCAGGAGGCATCATCGGGCCGGCTCCAGGGGGCATTCCTTGCGGCGGAACAGGCATCGGGGGCGGCGGAACGGGGGAAGCAGACGGCCGCATCGGGGGCGCCCCTTCCTGGCCCATTCCAGGCTGGCCACCATGCGAGGGATTGATCGCGATCACAATGTTGGTCTTGCCCTTGCTGGTACGGCCACCCGAGGCTCGTTCAACACGACCGCCGCGCTTCCGATCTTCGGCTGCCTGACGTAGACCTATATAATCCCGCGCGGACTGCACGTTGGGGTTTGTCGCCGTGCTGTAGTATTCATTGAGGAGATCAGCTTCGGACGGACCGGCCGAACGGGGCGCCGGTCGTGACGGCGCGGCAGAACGGGCCGGCATGGCCGGCGCCGGGCCGCTGCCCGTCATCGCGCCTTCCCCCATTGGCATCGACGCAGCCGGTGCCATACCCCGACCCGTCATCGCGCCTTCGCCCATTGACGGAGGATTAAATACCGGAGAAGCGGCCTCCATACCCGCCGTATCGATCTTAGGAGGAGGCGTACTGGCGGCCGGCATGGCTGGGTCACCCCGTAACCAACGCATAAGATTCTGCCCAACCGGAGCGTTTGTCAGATGCGACAAATCAGGACCGGGTTCCGCAGGCTTGTATTGATAGCGCGGTCCCTGAAGGGTACTTGCGGGGCGACGTGTACCGGCGTCATCGAACGAGGGCTGCTTTGTCGCACCGCCATCCTTGTGGTGCATCCGTTTCAAAGTTTCCGCCAGCCGCGCCCGCTTAGCCTCGGTCGGGTTTTTGGAATGCTCTGCCTTTTTCAGTTTTTTTTCTGGGATTTTCTTGCCCTTCGGAACGTGTAGCTCCTTATGCAAGGCCCCCGGATGCTTGATAGCGCCCGCGATCCAATGCTCCGATCCGCCATCCCTCTTCCCCGTTCGGGCCGAAGGTTTAACCATGCGATCAATCAGCGCCCGATCTTCCTTTTCGTCCGGGTGACCACCATGCTTGAACCCGCCAACATGGGGCTTGCCCAGCTTGGCGTTTTCTTCCTTCACATTTCGGTTCGCACCGCCTGCCATGCGCGGCTTCCGGCCGGCATGGTGATGGGCTTTGTGGCCATCCACATGACCCCCATGCTTGAAGGCACGTTTGCTCACCGGCCGCATCCCCGTCTTCGCTTCCGCGTTCAACGGTTCGTCCGGTGTCCACGACGATGCGTCCACCTTCTCGCCAGAATGACCATCGGCGATGCGATGAGCACGTTTCTCACGTTCGGCGCGGATTTCCTTGGCGCTATGTTCGGTCATCGGTCTTTTCCTGCTTTTCATGTGGCACGGTAGGTTCGGGCAACTGGCCCGCAATCACGTCTTTATCCTTCAACGCCTGTTCATGAACGACGTGGCTATGATCCCGGATCACCTCAGAAGCTAGCCGCATCCTTTCGACAGCAAGATCGCCATCGTCCGAACGAGCCTCGGCTTCAAGCTTAGCCTTCTCATTCCGGTCATTGATGTGCATCTGCTCGCGCCGCAATGCAATATCGGCGGCTTTCAGTTGCAATTCGGCTGGATCAGGTCCCTTCCCTTCGGCCCCTGCCAATCCGGAAGCTTTAGCCTTGGTCTGGGCATCCAACATGCGGGCGTTGGCCGTTATCATAGTGGCTTGGGCATCGGCCTCGTTCTTCTTCACAAGGGCTTGCGCCTCGATCAGTTCCGGCGGCGGTTTTGCCTGTGCATCGGGAGGCGCCATGAACTGGTCAGGGTTGTTGAACCCAATCGCCTGCAACGCAGCCTTGTCGATGGCGATAGGATCGTAAAGCGCCGGGGAAGCGGCCTGTAGCTGCTTCAACGCCATGATCTTCATCACGCGCTGGCCGTGCGATGCGGTGTTCGGATCGGCTTGTGGGATCAGATCGCAATCGTCGAGTGCCTGTAGGAATACCCGCTCGTCCCACTTGTAAGCCGGCTTGCGGTTCCGCTGCCAAAAGCTCTTGGGATGGTCCTTGAACACCCGGACAAGCATTTGAAACTCTTCCGCTTGCGCGGCGTGCAATCGCTTGTGAACGGCGTTCAGAATTTTAGTCGCCTGTTCAATCATCGCCAGTGTCGTGCCGACAGGTGCATCCGCTC